GTTGTGATAGGCACAGCAGCCCCCCACGGTTACCAACCGTGAGACTGTCCTATTTCGTCACTCGTTTCTTGGTTTTCCCCTACACTCCTGCCACGTGCTGGTCGAATGCACTCCAAGCCACAATTTATCCAGCAGAGAAAAGGTCCCCACCTTTATGGCAGCGCGCATCAGTGTTCAGAAACATCCAATGGATGAGTGACCCCTCAACTGGGTCCGCACAATGTGCTCAAGGCACATCAACTCCGGAAGCGGCGGTCGTTACTCCGCACTCGGGCACATCCCGCCGTTGCAACCCCCCCAATTAAGGGGAGGGATGAAGACCCTAGGCTGCTAATACATCAACTGAGGACGACCAATACGACCACTATATCCAACTTGTCTCATAATGTTTCCCGCGGCATAAGCCTGTGCGAGGCTGGTTGCAACATGGGACCCCTTCACAGTCCAATCTCCCATCTTATCAAGGAAATTGGTGACCTGCTCAAGAGTATTGCTGCTCCAGCTACGGGTACGAGTGTTGTTAGTAAGACCAATGCCATAGGCAGGAAGGTACTCATAAACAGCCACAAGCCGCACTTGGAGAGACGCTGTTGCTGGTAAACCAACAAAAGCGAACCCCAGTGCTGCGCGACGAGAAAGCTCAGTCTGTGACGTCTGATTTGCGGGGACTGTGTAATTTTGGTCGAAATTGGTTGGACGAAACTTGACTTCTATGACACTATCAGGGGTGCGAGCGTAATGCTCAAAGCTGTTCATGGAAGCTGCCGCGGTGACCGTAGTGCCCTGTAGGAACGTGCCGCCCACCAAGTTGCCATAGGCAATTAGCCCACCCCGGTTGACCTCCGTGCCAGTGTAAAATATCTGCATGCAAGCAGATACCACACGGGCTTCAGCGGCATTAGGTCCGAGGTAAAGCTGTCCTGGCTGAACAGCGGCAACAGTTCCAGCGAGGCTAAAAGGGGTGCCGACAACAGTTGCCCAGCCTGTGGAAATGGAAGAGGCAACACCACTGTTGTTGCCAATGCCACCGGGCGTCCAAACAAACAACCCTTCCAAAGCACCAGCTGTTGCTATAGTATAAGTCGACTCAGCCCGAATAAGCAAACCGCCGTCAGAGCCAGAATAAACGGGACTAACAAGAGGAGCGGAGCAAGGATCGGACAAAAGTTTAGCATACGCAAGAGCGTATGAATCAAGACCAGACCGTGGAACTGACATGCGTTTCTGTTTTTGTTGAGGAGCGGGTTGCTGTTTGCGACCGCCCTTCTTTTTATTTTTAGAAGCAGCCATAGGGTGAGAGATCTAATTTTCTAGTAAAACAGATAGGGTTTTGATTAGGTGTGGGGTCACCTTATCATTTGGGCTGTTCGGGATCATGCTAATAATGGGCGAAGCACTGTCAAAATGCTTCTCGAAAGCCCTCTGTGCCTCCGGCAAAATACCGAAAGCAAGGTAAAAAGAAAACCTGGTGATGTCTAAGACAGGCTGTCCCCTCCGGTTCATTCCTTTAGACATCCATGTTAACCCGCCCTCGGCATAACTCTTTGACCACTTGGGGTTAATAACGCCCATGCGAGAGTAGTAGCTGTACAGCGAATCGAGGATGGGAATACCCCCGCAGGCAGCGGTTCCCGCTGCTCCAACAGCAGCGCACCAGGCAGCGATTGAGCCGGGGTGGTCAACGTTAATTAGAGCCATAGCGTCCTTTGTAAGAGCGCGCTCCACGTTACGAACCATCAGCCAAGTGTCAGTGCCCACCCTAACGGGTTTGGCCTGGCAAAACTCAATATGCTCCATTGTATAAACAGATGGTTCCACTTTCATATCAAAGCCCAAATTTTGGAAGAAACCATCCAGGTGTGCCACGAACTTTGCCTCGTCGCGACGCTCGAGAAAGACAACGCAATCGTCCCCATCATTAATGAGGCTAGCGTCAACCCCCACGTGCTTGCAATAAGACCATACCATGGCACACATGATGAGGCAGTTCCCCATAGAGGTGTTCATATCGCCACTCATGCGGCAACCTTCCACCTTTGCAGTTAACTCCCCATCTGGAGTGTTCCCATACCCCTTGTTGCACAATTGCCAGGACATCAATTCGTCAAACTCCGGATCCCTAAACCAATCAGCGTACACCTGGTGTTCAAAGAACTCCAACATAGATGCACTGACATGCTGATCGAACCGGCTGGCATCAAGACCAATAGCCACAGGGTTTGATAGCCGTTTCCACTTGCTGTTAATCAAACCAGCACGATCAGCGGCGTTCATACCTTTGGCGACCGTCTTGCCTCCCCAAACCCTGGCAATACCGCGAAATAACAGGTGCTCCGCGCGTTTAAGCCATAACCCTATCATCACATTGTACCTCGGGTTGCGGGGTGAAATAACCCGAGGTGCGGGATCTCCCTTCAGAGTTCCGTTTATCTCTTCAAATTTTACGAACCAATTAAGGAACGAATCGGAATGTCGCACAGGGAGTAATTTCAAGGATTCTACGGCCCTAGCGTATTTCAACTTCTTGCGACCCGTGTAACACTCGAGGAATTCCTCGTAGGTCATTCGGGTGGTCGGGGGAAGCTTAGTCCGCAGGAGCTTTCGAAATGGATCCATAAACTCTCTCACAACTAACTCTGTAGGGCGGTGGCAAGGCACCAATCTGCCACCCTCAACGAGAAAAAGCACTCTCTCTACAATGCCTCTCTTGAGATTCACCAATGTGTTATTATGTACAAACATTTTCATTCGTTGAGGCATTATACCAGGCACCAAAAACCAATGCCGGATGCCTTTCTTCTTCCCATATGCAGGTTTAGAGGACAACCCGCCGACATCAGGCCAACTAGTGGTTGTGTCGACCCCCTCAACCCGCACAGGGCATCCCTAGTGCGAGGCAGTGTTGCCGTCGAAACGGCCCCACAGCCAACGCAACAGGCTCCAGCGGTGCATCCACGCCATTGACTCAGAGAACGCTTGAGATGCCTCAATCCTCGAGGCTTCTAAAGCCTGCGGTGTCGGGACGAAATAAAGCGCTTGCACGAGTGGCACCAGAGCATCGATATGAGAAGGTCTCATTCCTAGCTCCTTAGCCCATCGCCTGGTCGCATCAGCAATGCACATCCTGCTGGCAGGGTCACCAGGCCTAAGGCCATCGGTGCCCAATTTTGCTCTCACCGCCCAAAGCGCCACACGGACAACGCGCGACGTGGCTCGGAGTTTATTCACCCTGGTAAGATTAACTTCCTTGATGAGCTCCGAATCATCGATCGCG